TCTCCTCGACCTTCGGCTGCTCTTCCGGTGTCGGGTCGGGGCATCCCTGCTCGAAATCGGTGTTCCATATCTTCTGCTCCTGCTCTGCTATCCTGATGAGCTCTGCGCCGCAGGCAGCGAGAGCCTTGCCTATCTCTGCGAGTGCGGAGATATTAAGAGTATTGACTTTCTGTTCCATGTTTCCCATTATTCCTTGCTTCCTTCCTCTTTTTCAATGGATTTAATATTTCCCTCGAAGCCCGATATATAGGAGATGTCCCCCATTCTGCGGGCTTTCCTGTTGAGCTCACGAGTATCAACCACAAACTCCACTACATTCTTTTTGCCATTTCCGCTGTCATAATACTGGTGTTTGCTGTCGGTATGTCTATCGGCCTTAAAGTCGCCGATGACTGCGGTAAAACTCTCACCGGTATCAAGCGTTATCCTAAAACGCTCACCGATGTATTCAGCGTAGTAGGTACCGAGGGCGATGACATAATCATCGTTTAATCTGCGAAGCCCCTCGTCATCAGTCCAGCACTTCTGTTGAAGCACGTACTGAGCCGATCGGGTATTAGTGATTGCACGATATGACATATAAGACTTAAATGCTGTATCGCCGCTCGGTATCTCAAATTCAGGCTTTTCTTTTATGACCTTCTCGGTCTTCTTGACTTCTACTTTCTGCGCCGCCTGTATATTCTCTGTGTGGGCGGCTTTATAGCTCCTCGCGGCTGTGACGGCTATCGAAAAGCCAAAAACCGCTATGCAGAATACCACTATCGTTATTGCCGATATGTGATACAGGATCTTATCTCTCCTTGTTTTCCCCGTTAGCACTTTCTCACCACCTTTCTGTTAATGTCTTATCAGATAATTGCTCAGGTCGAGCATCAGTGCCTTAAGGCTATCAGCTGTGACACAGATGCTCCGTGAGCAGTTATTTGTGTAAATCACACGGATGAACTCCTCATTATATTCATCCACATAGTATTCTATTCTCCAGATTTCCGGAAAATAGTCGTATATAGTCTCTGCGAGGCCTGCTATAAAAGCTTCCTTCTTCTTCTGTTCCTCTGTCATATGATCACTTCCTCATCCTCGTAGTCGTTGAGCCAAGCATACAACCATTCCCACCAGTCCCAATCGTCATACATCATCGTCTTCCTCCTCATACACATCATCGAACTCCTCGTCACTATCCCAGTCAAGCCATTCACACAGCCTTTCAAGATTTGCGCTCATATTGTCATATCTCCTCTCTGCTGATGGAACTCGATGAGAAGCTTTGTGATCATCGCAACATCATCCTTGGTAAGGTCTGCCATATTGATTCGCCTCTCGGCGAAGAAGGCTCTGAGGTCGAGATCGTGATTGATCCTCTCGATGATCTCAGGAACCGTATTGCGCTCGTGGTCGCAGTACATCTGCAGACCGTTGAGCTTCTGCTTAAGTACCCCGCGTTCATCGAGGTACTTATAGTTGATGGCTCTGATGACACCATCTTTTGATTCTCTTACGATAACGAAGTCCTCACCACGATAGTGGTATTTGCGGACTAAAGTTGTGATCATGTTTGCCATAAGCATACTCCTTTACCTTGTAACCTTGATACCTTGTTTCCTTGCTTTTCGGAGAAATTCATATCTAACAGACCCTAACCCGTCACGCTTCTTTGACCGCTCACCCGCAGGTGCTTGTCATTATGCAGAGATTTACGGCTACTTCCTACCTTTCGAGACTTCTCCATTTCAGGCTGTCGTCTTTCGCCGACCTTAATCGTAGTTGATATGAATTTGTTCGCACCTCTCGGGCGCAATTATAGTATACTACATCCGGGCGGCGATGTCAAGCAATTTTGCATAATTTAATCATTTTTTATCAAAAATAGCAATTTAAACAAAAATAAAAGCGGGTTTTTATACAATTTTCCAGTTGCGAAAATCAACCATAACTGATATACTATAATTACCCTCTTTATTTGTTTTCTAAGGAAGTGATAATATGGACAACACAACAGTATATAGTATATGTGTGGCACGCTCCTATAACTCAAAATCATGGAGACTGAAAAAAACCACATGGGCGGAACTCGTTGAAAAGTTCAAGGATGTTAAACGCACTCCTGAAGAACTCGCAGACTATTTCCGCATGACAAGCGATGAAAGAACAGCTATAAAGAACAGCGCAGGGGCCTTTGTCGGCGGACGGCTCAATGGTACGATACGAAGCAACTCAACACTTGAAAGCAGGTCGCTGCTTACACTGGACATCGACTCCGCAACTCCGGAACAGGCAGAAGAGTTCAGGAGCGTAGCCGAGAAGTACACAGGCTGCATATACACAACTCACTCACATACGGCAAGGAGCCCCCGCTTCAGGTACGTTGCCCCCCTGAGCCGTGAAGTGACGGCTTCCGAGTATGTTGCTATATGTGAGTATCTGATCAACACAGTCTTTGATGCAGAGTATGTCGATCTCTGTTCTACCCGTCCTGCGCAGCTCATGTTCTTCCCCACTGCGTCAAAGGATGGTGTTTTCGGCTGCAAGGACTTCACAGGCGATATTTTTGACGCCGATAAGATCCTTGCTGAGGCAAAGAACGACAATCAGTGGAAATGGGAAGACAAGGCAGAAGCACTCGCAGCGAAACAGGCGAACCCGTATGAGAAGGACGGGATTATAGGCGAGTTCTGCCGCGCCTTCTCGATCGTTGATATGCTCACCGATCCGGAGCTCCTGGGCAACCAGTACGAAGCGACCACCAACCCGAAGAGATTCCTGCTCAAGGGTTCACATTCTGTCCCCGGTGTCATCGTATATCCGTACAAGGGGGCGGACGGCAGTATCATCGAAGATGCTTTCATGTATTCCCACCATGCAAAGGACCCGACCTGCAACACCCTCTGTAATTCATTCGATGCGTACAGGCTTCACAAGTTCGGAGATCTCGACACCGAAGAAAGTCTGAAAAAGGCTATAAAAGGTATCAGGGATATGCCGAAGATGCAGGAAGCCTTGAAAGCTCTGCGTAAAAAGCAGATGGAAAAGGACTTTGCAGACGATGAGGATATAGACCTGAGCGGCTATGATGTGCAGGAGCCGAAAGCTGAGACCGAGGATCCGACAGTGCAGGAGCCCGAAGCGAAAAAGAAAAAACATCTTGACATAGTTTTCGAGATAAACGAAAAACTTGTGAAAAGAGGGCAGAACGACCCCCGACCTGCGAATATCAAGTCAAATTTCGACAGGATTCTGCTTGAAGACCCTGTTTTCAGCGGACTTCGTAAAAATCTTTTTCTTGACCGCATTGAGATAGAGGGGAAGTTGCCCTGGAGAAATAAGGAAATGCAGCGCCGATACGGAAATGTATGGTGCGATTCCGATCTTGTCGCTGCTCTGTCTTACATCGCAAGATACTACGGGGATATGCACAACAAGCAGATGCTCGAAGACAGCATTGAAACAATAGCCGACAAGAGAGCCTATCATCCGATTGTCGAGAAGCTCTCACATCTCCCTGCGTGGGACGGTGTGAAAAGAGCCGAAAGTATCTTTATAGATTATCTCGGCGCAGAGGATACGCCGTATGTAAGGGCAGTCACGATGAAGACCCTGCAGGCTCTTGTCGAAAGAGTAAAAAGACCGGGATGCAAGTATGACTATATGATAATTCTCGATGGTGGACAGGGTATTGGTAAGACAACTATGTTCAGTCGTCTGAGTCTGGGGTACTATACAGATTCACTCTCTCTGCAGGATATGAACAATCTTCAGAAGTCCTTCGAGCAGACACAGGGCGTATGGATCGTTGAAATATCAGAGCTTGCAGGAGCAAAGAAAGCAGAAGTCGAGTTTATAAAGGCTTTTGTATCAAGAACAGAGGACAGATGCCGCAAAGCCTATGGAAGATATGTAGATATAAGCCCCCGACAGTTTGTGCTTGTTGGTACAACCAACGAAACAAGCGACTATCTCAGAGATCACACGGGCAACAGACGCTTTTATCCCGTACATTGTGCGGGCATAATGGGCGAGGACGGCAAAGTTGACATATATTATGCCTTTAATCATTTTACAAAGGACGTAGTAGACCAGGTGTGGGCAGAAGTGCTCCAGAGCCTGAAGGACGAGGCTTTCAGCGCTGAGCTTCCTGCGGATCTGAAATCTGAGGCAGAAAGCAGACAGGCGGCTATGATGGAAAAGGACGATCGTCTTGAAACGGTACAGAAGTATGTTGATATGCTCGTTCCTGCAGATTGGTATAAATCATACGATGAAGATCAGAAGCGCCAGTATACGCAGCGTTATCTGCGCGATACACTGGATGAAAATGATGACATGGGTACCGAGCCCCTGAAGTATATCACCCCGGCTCATCTTTGGCAGTATGCGTTTGAGCAGCCTATAGTAAAATTAGACAATTTTCAGACAAGAGCTATGGGCAAATTGCTCAGACAATGTGATTTAGTTTATAAGGTGGTAAAAGACCCGAAAACTAAAAAATGTGTCAAGGGCTGGGTGAAAACTCGTTAAAATGCACAAAAAGTCGTATTTGTTTATAGTGTAAATATTGACTTTAACAAAGAATGAACAATTATTAATAAATGAAAATCGGGCTTTTTTGGCCGAAAAAATTGTCAATGGTTCGGGCAAGGTCTACAAACTGAATTGCAATAATACGCATTAACACTTGATTTGTTATTCTGATTTTTAGCAAATTGTAAAAATATTGAATAGAATTTTAGAGAATAACAGATAAATTTTTAAATCAGATTTTGAAAAAACGGTAACACCGCATAAATAAAGGGTTTTTCGAGTTTATGAACAAACTTTTAAAAACTCTGAGGCAAGACAGATTTCTAATTAAAAATTCTGAATTTTAAAAAATTATATTATTCGTGTTTTTCAAGTCTACAATAAAGGGTTTTCAGTGTTAATGCGTATACAAGTCAATTTTTAATGTTCATATTTGTAGTGCGTTACTACGCAGTTACTTGTAGAATTACCAAAAAACAGGAAACCAAAATTTTCTTTATTATTGCGGGTTTACCCTATATGTTACTATAGTTACTATATATTATATTATATTATATTATATATATTTATATATAGGGGTATTATAGTATATTATATAAGCATATATAGGTTATATATACTAATAGAAAAATAGGAGTAACTGGGTAAATAGGTAAACAAAAGGTCAAAAATTCAGTTGTGATGCGGGTTTACAGTGATTACCTATCTGAATAACAATATTGAGAGGACAAAAATGGGAAAAAGCGAAGCCTATGTTGAGACTTATCTTGTAAAGCAGACAAAGCGCCTCGGCGGCAAAGCTATCAAATTGACTTGTCCCGGGGCAGCGGGGATCCCTGACAGGCTCATCCTTCTCCCGGGTGGTCGGCTATGTTTCTGTGAAACAAAGGCGCAGGATGAGAAAGCCCGGCCTTTACAGCTTTACTGGCATGAGCAGCTGAGGCGATTGGGTTTCAGCGTATATGTATGCGACAACAGGCTCAAAGTGGATATGATGTTGTCGGCGGAAGGTGGTGATTTTGATGAGGTTCATTCCACATGAATACCAGAAGTATGCGATAGATTTTCTTGAAAAGCATCCGAGAGCTGTGCTTATGTTGGATATGGGTCTCGGTTGACAAAACCGTATCGACCCTGACAGCTATATGGGATCTGATGTATGAGACTTTTGACATTTCTTCGGCGCTTGTCGTAGCTCCGCTGCGTGTAGCGAAATACACCTGGTCTGACGAAATCCGGAAATGGGATCACCTGAAGGGGCTCACAGTGTCGGTGATGTGTGGTACCGAAAAGCAGAGAAGAGCCGCCGCAGAGGCAAAGGCAGATATACATATCATCAACCGGGAGAACCTTCCATGGCTTGTCGAGCATTATCCGCAGCTGAAATATGATATGGTAGTGTATGATGAGCTGTCGAGTTTTAAGAACTCCCAGGCGAAACGCTTTAAGGCAGCTATGCACTATACTGTAAGAGCGGAAAGAGTTGTCGGGCTCACCGGTACACCTGCCTCTAATGGATATATGGACTTATTTGGTGAGTACAAAGTCATCGACAGCGGAAAGCGGTTAGGACAGTTTATTTCACGATACAGAGGGATGTATTTTCTGCCTGATAAGACAAACGGGCATATAGTATACAGTTATCGGCTCCGGCAGGGAGCGGAGAAGGAGATACAGGATAAGATATCAGATATCACAGTATCTATGCAGGCAAAAGACTATCTGAAACTGCCTTCCTGTCTGTACACGAAGAATTATGTATGTATGGAAGAGAAGGAAGCAAAGATATACAAGAAGATGAAGCAGGATCTGATCCTGCCTCTGGATGATGATGAGGAAATCACGGCCCAGAGTGCTGCCGCATTATCCAACAAGTTAATACAGATGGCGAATGGTGCTGTATATACAGACGAGGGCGGTGTCAGAGTGATACATGATCATAAACTCGAAGCCCTTGCTGATATTATTGAGCAGCAAAACGGAAAACCCCTGCTTGTTGCTTACTGGTATAAACATGATCTGGCCAGGATAGAAGAATACCTCACGAAGGTCGTAGGCATAAAGCCTGTGAGAATTGATAGTGAAGAAGCTATCAGAGCATGGACAGACAGGGAAGTTCTTGTGGGGCTTATACATCCTGCATCTGCAGGGCATGGTCTTAATCTGCAGAGCGGCGGAAGCGCCTTATGTTGGTTTGGTCTGACTTGGAGCCTTGAGCTCTATCAGCAGACGAATGCAAGATTATACAGGCAGGGGCAGAAAGAAACCACTGTCATCACACATATAATCACGAAGGGCACAATGGATGAAGCTGTGATGAAAGCTCTGGAATGCAAGGACACAACACAGAACATATTGATAAATTCTGTGCGTGCGGAGTTAAAAAAATGATTGACAAACAGTGTTTTATATGCTACAATGAAGAAAATAACGGATTTTTTGATGAATGGGGGTGTGTTTTATGGCAAAAAGTAAGCTGACAAAGTGGCTTACAAAGAGAGGGCAAAAGCAGCTTTACGATCTGGCTTATGATACGGTAACAGACAAAGAATTGTACACTGTATTAGGCATATCATATGATACGTTTTATTCCTATATGCGTGAATGTACTGAATTTTCTGATACAGTAAAAAGAGCCCGCGCCGATCGTGACGCTACGCTGCTCAAACAGGTACAGGAGAGCTTTATAAAAAACAAGCTCCTTGGTGGCTATAAGCGCACGGAGACCCGCACGACCACAACGACCTATGCGAATGGTGAGCAGGCTGTTGTTGAGGAGACAAAGCAGTGGGACGAGGGGCCTGACACAACGGCTCAGATCTTCTACCTTAAAGCAAAGGGCGGTTGGCAGGACAAGCAGGTTATTCAGCTTAATGGCGGTGACGAGATCGACCCGTTCAGTGCATCTCTCATGTCGGCGCTCGGTAAAGAGCCTGATCAGACTGAGCCCGATGTGGATCCAGAGGAAGTGGGTGATGACGATGCCGGGCTTCTCCCCGAAGCAGATGGAGATTTTTAAGTTTCCATATCAAAACACCTATGAGGCTCTGATCTGTGACGGTGCTATCCGTACAGGCAAAACCATGTGTATGGGACTGGCCTTCATTCAGTTCGCCTTTGCGTACTTCGATCGGCAGAACTTTGGTATCTGCGGAAAGACTGTACAGAGCTGCGAGCGAAATGTTATAAAGCCGCTCATGGCCTTGACCTTTGTGCGGATGCACTATAATTGCCGCTACAACAGGCATTCCAACTTGCTGACGATCTCCCGCGGGAATAAGGAAAATTATTTTTATGTCTATGGTGGTAAAGATAATTCGTCTTATACGCTGATTCAGGGTATCACGCTTGCAGGCGTGTTCCTGGATGAGGTAGCACTTATGCCGCAGTCCTTTGTGTCACAGGCGACCTCTCGTTGCTCAGTGCCCGGGTCGAAGATGTTTTTTAACTGCAACCCTGAAAACCCGCAGCACTGGTTTTACAAAGAATGGATATGCAATCTCGCAACGCATAAAGCAAAACACTTGCATTTTCTCCTTGATGATAATCCCTCTTTGACCGATGAGATCAAAGCGCGATATCACCGTATGTACGCAGGAACCTTTTATCAGCGTTATATCCTCGGTGAGTGGGTATCTGCTGAAGGACTTATATACCCGATGTTCGACCGCTCCCGTTATGTTCTTAAGTCTACGGAGTATGATAAGCAGGGCAAGTACTGGATCAGTATCGACTATGGTACCGCTAACCCGATGGTCTTCCTGCTCTGGCGGTATAATCCGTATGTAAAACATCAGATCGTCTGCGTGAAGTGCTACTACTACAACAGCC